CTATCATTGATCTTGAATCACACAAATGCACAACCTATGCATTATAGACTTCATACATTTGGTAACAATAAATTGGTATTATACCTTTCAGAAAAGATGTCAGTATTCAATACAAGCGTCTTAGTTATTCCTCACAATCTGGTAAATCAATGGACCGAATACATCAATAAATTTTCGAAGAACTTAAAATATGTCATTATTCATAATTCAAAATGCCTGGAGCCATACATCAAAAACGCTTCGAGTATAGCAGATATACATTTAATCGTAGTTACAGCTGCTATGCACAATGATTTAGCCAATTTACTACTCATTCATTCCCTAAAAGTACGGCGTGTATTCTATGATGAGGTTGATAGTATGAATATCCCAAGTGCGATTGAATTGCCATCACAGTTTTATTGGTTTGTTACCGCCTCTTATGGTAATATTCTATATCCCCGTGGTCATCGTGTATGGGATTCAAAGACGATGCGGTACATTCATAATGCGACTGGTCTAAAAAACAGCGGATTCATTAAAAACCTGTTTCTGGACTTATACGGAAATTTGAATAGGCAATTTATGAATATGTTGGTATTAAAAAATGAAGACTCCTTTGTTGATTCATGTTTTCATATGGCCGTTCCTGAAAAATTGTATATCTTGTGCAAAGAGCCAAGTACAATTAGTGTACTGAATGGTCTAGTAGAGAGGAATATAATGGAATGTCTCAATGCCGGAGACGAAAGAACAGCCATCGAAATGATTGACTGGCGCAGAAAAAACAGTGAACAAGGAATTATCGAGATATTGATCCACAAATATGATGAAGATATCCATAACCTCACTGTACAACAACAAGCTGCTACACAAATGTCTTATGCGAACACATCAGATCGAGATGTACGCGTAGCTCGGTTCGAAGATCGTCGCAAGGTATTAGAAGATAAGGTAAAGTCTATTAAAACGCGGATATCAGATACTCAGATATGCCCTATATGTTACGACGATATAATCAACAAATGCATATCTACATGCTGTAGCAACAGCTTTTGCTTCAAGTGCATTCATATGTGGATTAATATGAAGAGTACATGTCCTCTATGCAAAGGAACTTTGGTTCAAAAAGATATATACGTAGTTGCTGATGAAGTGGGTCCAACACCACTACCGATCGAAGAAGTAAATCCAAAATACGATAAAATCAGGAATCTTATGATCATAATCAAAAACAGACAAGAAGGATCAAAATTTCTGATCTTCTCGAATTACGATAACACGTTTTATAAACTAGAAGAGGAACTCGAACGTCTGCAAATTCGCTTTGGGTACCTCAAAGGGAATAAGTATTTGATTCAACAACGTATTAATGAATTCAAAACCGGCGTTATACCAGTCATGCTTGTCAATGCAAGTCAATACGGAAGTGGACTTAATCTAGAATTTACTACAGATGTAGTTATGTTTCATAAATGTGACTCAGAGATAGAAAAACAGGTCATAGGTCGTGCTCAGAGAGCTGGTCGGACAGGCAAGCTACGCGTATGGTATATGTTACATGATAATGAAATGTCGTTTAATACTACAGAATTACCGACATCAGTAGTCCAAGTATAAATCACAGGGAGCGTCCAAGCGCCATATTGATCCGGCGATGATGTTCTGCATTCATACGATCTTGTTCTTCGAGATTTTGTAACCGACGGCGCTCCTTTTCCTGCAGACGTTGGTCGTATTTTTTATACATTCTATCTTGTTCCGGAGACATGCTCGTAGTAGATCTGTCTCTTTCCAATTCAGTAATATTCTTATAGTCATTGCGCTGTTTCACCAACTCTGGATCAATCAGACGAGATGTACTATGGGCCGCCATATAGTCCATATAGTTCAATTTTTTAAGGGTTTCGTTTTCGCCGCTGAAATCCCTTATTTTATCCACGCCGAGTTCTGAAAAGGCGAGCTTCTTGCAAATGGGTGTTGGTTCCGGTGGCTTGTAAACCATGATTCGGCGGTTGTCTTTCTCTATCTCTTGATTCTCAAATGCCTTGTTAAATTGTTTGAGTTTGAAACTCTTAAGCACAGCTGGAACATCGATATCTTCACGAATGTTGGTAGACTGAGCCATTCTGGCTCCATATCCTCTGTCGTACACATTGTGCATGCGATTTTCCTCAAAAGCCGTATTGAATTTGTCTTTTAATTCAGGCTGCATGGGCGCTTGAACAGCAGTGGGTTGTTGTTTGGATTCAAATTGTTTGAATTCTGATTTCAGATCATGATAGTCTTTCTCGATTTTCTTGTGATAATATTTAAGTAGTTTCTTATAGGAGGTGGTCACTAGCTGAAAAAGCTCATCCGTGCCGCCTTTGTCAGGGTGCACTTTGAGAGCGATTCGTTTGTAATTCTCACGTAATTGGTCGAGACTAAAATCGCGAGGGACATTCAGCAATTTAAATGGGTCAGTCATCTATTTTTCATATGAGAAAATCACTTAAGTCATTTAAACGATTCAATATACACAGTGTATATGGATGACTATTACACACGATTACGTGTAGACAAGAATGCCACTTCTGATGAAATAAAAAAATCCTATAAAAAACTCGCGATGGAGTTCCATCCTGATAGAACGAATGGTAACAAAGAAAAAGAAGACATGTTTAAACTTATATCGCATGCATACAGCGTCTTGAGTGATGCTGACGCTAGAAAGAAGTATGATCTGTACGGCGATGAATCAATAGCAGACTTTACACCCATTAACCTGAATGATCTGTTTAGCGATATTTTGGGTGACGTGTCTTTTATATTCATCGATGAAATGAACCATATTGGTTCTCCTTTTACTTTCATTCAAACTGATATTCCTTTTAATTTGAACAATAGTCATGTTCCGGTTCATAAACCGGAATCCGATTATATTGATATCCAGGTGTCATTGAAGGAGATGTACTTGAGACATGATCGGATTATTGAGTTCGATGTTACAGATAGGTGTAGTGGATGTGCGCATTTTAAACGCATTCAATGTATGACTTGCCGTGGTTTACCTCGACGAGATATATGTGGATCGTGTCAAGGGCATGGATTCATCACTGTAAGACCGTGCGCCCAATGCAATAATACAAGACAAGAAATGATTAAGCGTACTATTACAGTCAAGATTCCTTATGCCGTGGAACATAAGATGAAAGTAACGTACACAGGCAGAGGTTCATTTGAACCTGGCACTGAAACATACCGTGATCTAGTTATTCAATTCCATCACAGTCTTCCGAAAGGCGTTGTCATAGACCGAAGAGCGAATGTGCATTTACATATTCCTGTAAACATCGCAGACGTATTTTGTGGCTTTCGAAAGGTCATTAATATACACGATTCACCCATTGAACTTATTAGCATGGATGCCATAGACCCTTCTAAACCATTCTGCTTTGAGAACAGAGGCCTGCCTTTAGAAGACGGAAATGCGACCAGTCTGTATGTACATCTCGTAGTAACTTATCCTGATAAAGCCGTGATGTTAAAGTTAAAGAGTATATTTACCACTTTATTCAAGCGAGGTCCAGTGAAAGAATCGTCTCACCCACGTCCTTTGATTTTAAAGGATGATTTATAAGCCGCAATACCAACTATAACTATTAACAGAAGAACTCCGAAAGCAATAATGTACCCATGTTGATCACATGATGAAGACGATTCTCTGTTTGGCCGTAAAGATGATGCATGTGATTCATAAGCGTTGATAAACATATTTTTTGCGTCTTCTAAAGACATTAGAGGTTTATTCAGTAACATATTAACCTGGTTATGAATGTTCCATGTCCATTCGAACAAGTGGTGTTGATTGTTTAAGTGTGAATCTACTGGTAGTTTTGCAACAATTTCTTGGTAATGGTCTGCACACGTTTGGCAAGGGATGATCTTGTACAAATTCATAAAGAATACTCGATAATTTTCGCGATCAATATTGGATGGTCTATCGGGATATCCGAGAGCAATGGCGTGGATGGTTTTCCACATATGTGGTCCCCATACAGTCGGGTCCATATTTACTCATTGAAAATAAAATTATGAAATACTTATGGATTTAAGAAGGTCACGCTACTCTTACTATAGTTGTTGTATGTTGAGCGAACGACGTAAATGTCAAAAGCGAATTCAGTGTATTAATTGTGGAAATATTGGTCATACTGCAAAGAAGTGTAATGAACCAGTAACAAGTTATGGTATTATATGCTGTAAATGGGTCAATGGTGTGCCACGCTACCTTATGATCCAGAAGAGGGATTCTCTGTGCTATGTTGAGTTTCTTCGAGGGAAGTATGAAATTAGTCATCGTGATTACCTGGTTAAACTATTTAGCCACATGACATTAGACGAAAAACAGAGAATCATAGGGTATTCTTTTGAGGAGTTGTGGCAACGATTATGGGCAGACGATATTCCGCAAACCCGTAAATTTCAGTCTAATTTCATAGAGTCTCGAAACAAGTTTATCAAATTGAAGCAGGGATTCATCTTTAAAGAAAAGGATGGGTCTCTAACCCCCTTCAATCTCGAAACGCTTGTGAATATGAGCAGTACGTTGCATTCGGAAACGGAATGGGAGTTTCCAAAGGGACGGCGACAGATCGCAGAATCTGACCTGGGATGTGCGTTACGTGAGTTTGAGGAAGAGACAGGTATGCCCTGTTCTTACTTGCATATATGCAATCATATCAAAGCATTAGAGGAAGTGTTCACCGGGATTAACCGGGTCAGATACCGGCATGTATATTATGTGGCTATGGTTCGTCCATATGTTGAATTTAATCTAGATAAACGAAACGCTAAACAAGCATGTGAAGTGCGTGACATCGCTTGGTGTGATATAAAAGATGTATTAGAAAAAACAAGAGCTATTTATATTGAACGAAAAGAACTATTCCTCCGTGTTCATCGTATTGTAACTCATAAAAAAAGCGTAGCAGATAGTAATAGCAATGAACCAGATAAAGAAAAACGTTCATGCATTGTTGCAACAGTTTGATCGTGCTTTAACTCGAGAAGAGCGCGTTGAAATTAGATCACAACTTCAAGACATACGCCAGCAATTTGAATCTCCTACAGGTGAAGATATCAAAGCAGAAGTATGGACGAAAGGAGAGTATTTGCTAAATCAATACCCGGCTCAAATCAAAAGCGATAATCGGTTTATGTTGATGCCACATCAGACGTTCTTAAAGAAATGGGTATCTCAGGATACAAGAAATCGCAGTTTACTTTTATTTCACGATGTCGGGGTCGGAAAAACCTGCGCAGCCATCCAGATAGCAAAAACTTCAAAAACATGAAGCCTGGGAAATCCGAACATTTAAAGCTCCCTATGATCATTGTGATTCGTCCCAAGGCCCTTGAACAGAACTTCTCAGATCAGTTGTATAACCCGGCAAAGCGCGTTGGAGATCATATGGAGCAGTGCACGGGAGATACTTACGATACGCTTGATCCCGCGCTATACAGTCCAGAAGAGATAGAAAGAAGAGCTACTAAATTAATCAGCAAGTATTATGCTGATTTCCCTCTTGGCAAATTCGCCAATATGGTCAAGAGTATTGAACACGATGTCAAATTAATTGCACATGAGTTTAGTGACCGTGTGATTATCGTAGACGAAGTTCATAAGCTACGACAGGGTAAAGAGCTCAAAGAGAAGAAGATCGTCGAGATGTTGATGTTGATTGTCAAACATGCCAAAAACGTGAAACTCATATTGATGAGTGCAACCCCTATGTTTGATCGCGCAGAAGAAATATGGGATCTTATGCAATTACTCTATTTGAATGACCGTGTTTCTTTTCAATCAGACAACGTCTTGTTTGACGGAACAGAAATGACCGAAAGTGCTAAGACAAAGATAGCCGATTTTTCGTCCAGGTTTGTCTCATACATGAGAGGTGATAATCCCGATACCTTTCCAATCCGTATATATCCTTCTGCATTTGACTATCCGCATGTGTTGCAAAAAGAAAACTTCCCGCATTTGCAACCATCGGGTGAATCAATTCCTGCTAATGAAGAATTACGATACACTGAATTGTGCCATTGCACCATGAGTCCATGGCAGGCGCGGGCTTACCGACAGACTATGGCAAATGATGTGGCCGATACAGCAGACGAGAATGTCGATGAAATCGATGAATCAGACGATATCGGGATTATTCGTCAATTTCAGATCGCGAATATAGTATTCCCGGGGAATGAACATGATGCAATCACCAACTTATACGGAAATGCTGGATTTCAACGATGTTTTGAAGTAGATCGCAATAATAGGATGATGACGATTCGATATCAGCCTGATATCGTCGAAAAATACGGGCATTTCCTCGATTTCGATCATGTAGCAGAATATAGCCCTAAAATACATCGTTTATTAGAGACATTGAGAACTTCAGAAGGAGTGGTCTTTATTTACAGTCGGTTTTTGAATGCCGGAATCAAACCTCTTTTGATAGCACTAGAACACGAAGGGTACAGACGATACGGTGGTCATCGACTTTTAGAGGGAGTAGCAACTGCGAAAACACGGGCCTATTATTCGGTCATTACTGGAGATCCTATGTTATCGCCAGATGCGAACAAAAAGGTCGAGATAGAGATAGCGAAATCGTCTTCAAACATAAACGGGGAAAAGATTAAATTGATTATCGGAAACGAGGCCGCATCAGAAGGTCTAGACTTCAAAGCCATACGAGAAATCCATATATTGACTCCGGGATACAACATGAACTTGATCGAGCAAATCATTGGACGAGGTGTTCGAAACATGTCGCATGTCGATTTGCCCATTGAAAAGAGAAATGTATCGATTTACCAATACTGTAATATGTTGCCAGGCCCTGTTGAAAGTATTGATTTCCGGTTGTATAGAAAATCAGAGGTGAAGCAGATTGGAATTTCCAAAGTAGAACGGGTAATAAAAGAAAATGCGGTCGACTGCGTCTTGAATAAGCCCGTTTTGTTTCACGTAGAAGGACCTTCCAAAGACATTATCACTTCACAAGGAAAGCAAATCACCTATAAATCGGGGGACAAGCCATTTACGAAAACATGTGATTTTATGGAATGTCAAACAGCATGCAAACCTGACATTGATATTAGCAATAAACCGATTGTGCTCATGAAAGAATCTATGTTGGAGTATGAAAAGGGTATTTACGTTCGGTTTATTAGTGAAATATTTAAAACGCGGTCCGGATTACAATTCGAAACTATCCAAAAAGAATTATCGGCACATGGGAAGATTCACCCTACGATATTAAAGATGGCATTACGTACCATGGTACGTGAGCAGATTCTTTTCAAAGACAAAACCCATCGATTTGGATATCTTTTATTCAGATCAGATCGATATTGGTTTCAGCCTCGAGACATATCTGATAGAAAACTGCTCAATCGAGAACGTCTGATGAATCAAACACAATGCATTAAAGGAATCCCGATACATAAAATAAAAATAGAACAAAATAAAGAAGTCGAAGAAGAACATCAGACCATAGATATAAATGACCAAGTACTGATTGATACATATAATTCAATCGAAAATCTCGTCAAAGGTCAAATCAGCGAACAAAGAGATGACCCTATCATATGGGATATGATTTCAGACACATTGCCTTTTGAATATATTAAGACGATTGCCGCGCAAAGTTTGTCCGATACTCTTACTCCAGAGGGAATTAAATTAGTCAAGGCACTTCATCGAGGATATATTTTTTGGCCTGGAAAACCTGGTCCATTTGTATATCAATACGATAAAGACATCTTTTTAATTCCAGAAAAGAAACCGGTTATTTGGAATGAATGTGCGCCATCAAACAAGAAGAAATTCTCAGATGTATTGGTTACAGATCTGAAAGTGAGAATACCCGCCAATGAAAATGGAGAACATATTGTAAGTGAAATCAATGGACTCATGGATATAGATAAAGGTGAATCTGTATTCAAAATCATTGAGAAAAACATGCTCCCATCCCTTTCTTCTATTAAGAAGGGGCGTATAGGTTCAATCTGTCTTCAAACATCAGGGTTTAAAATCGAAGGGATGATTGAATTGATTATGAGTGAAGTTAAAAAACAAGGAATAACGGAGTATCCATCATTATTCTCTGAAAATCACAAGAAAAAGGCTTTATGCAAAATATATGAATACTGGCTTAGACGTGGAGATAAAATCAGTCAAACAGTGAGATTTTTAAGACCTGCTCAGTTCAAGACATATAAAGAGAAATTGATATAAGAAAAAAAGGATTAGTTTTTTCTAATTGAATTGTAACCAAACATGAAACAGGATGATATTTTCACAAAGCAAATTATGACAGAAACCGTCAAGCTAAGTCCACGCGATTTACATAAAAACTACATGAATACTATACGATCAATTTTAATTGATAAGTTTGAGAATAAATGTTCTCATTACGGATACATTAAAAAGGATAGTATTGAATTATTGAGAGTGTCTATGGGAATTGTGGAGGTTGCCACATTTGCAGGTTACAGTACATTTGATGTTCGATTTCGAGCCGATGTATGCAATCCGTTAATCAATTCAATCGTGAGTGCGAAGGTCAAGACAAGTAATCAATTTGCACTTATGTGTATGTGTGGATACACGGATCCTGTAATGGGAGTTATAAACGTGCTACAAATTCTGATTCCCAAACAAACAGTTATGATTCGCTCTGATGTCAATCTTGGTCATATTAAAATAGGAGATACGGTGAATATCGAGATACTTGGAAAGAAATATCAACTAAACGACTCTAAACTGAATATAGTAGGAAAGATCGTCAAAGTCACAGACAAGACTCTTAAAACAGAAAAGATGAATGCTGTGGACGAAGATGAAAATGACGTTGAGTCAGACGATGATGACATCGAATTGGAAATAGAAGAGGACGATGAAGAAAAGGAAGAAGACGATATGGATATTCCACGTCGGAACGATGAAACACTGATTGAAGGTGAAGGAGATGGAGACGAAGATGATATCGATGCTCCCACCCGTGTACTTGATACGGATGATTTAGAGATAGACGACGAAATTGATGATGATGTAGAACTGGAAGAAGATCTAGATATTGAGGAATAAACGCAGATACTAGAACGGACGCGTATTCATTTTTCTTTTAAAACAAACCGAACGTTAAATAAATGAGCAAGTACAGTGATTCTTCAAAACGTGATTTAGCAGAACAAATTCGAAAACTCGAATTATCGGAACAAGAGGAGGTGTTTCAGATTCTACATCGTCATGATGTATTTTTTTCGAGTAATGTAAACGGAATTTTTATTAATATGAAGAATCTGAATATCGATGTCATCGAAGATATCGAAGCATTTATTGAGAGCCTTAAGGAAAGAAAGGCTAGAATGGCTCATGTTTTAGTAGATGATAATGTAAATGATACAGAAACCAATAATACGAATACAGAAAGTTCAAAACCCACCGAACCAATAAATGAAGAAGTTATCAAAGAAGAGGATCTGACATGTGGATTCAATATAAACTTATGTGAAGAAGATAAGATCATTTTACAAACATTTTGTCAAAACATCCGAGTAGATCGTTCACAACAACGTCGCGCTATGAACAGATTTACCGTGGCGAAGAAACGATTTGCACGAGTATATGAAGGAAATATGAGCAAGCAGACATCTATAGAGCAAGATACATTGCATAAACAAAACTATTTTTTAGTTTAAAAAACCTACTTAAAGACAATTCACCTATGTGAATAAGAATAATAAAAGAAAAAGAAAAACACATGGAACGGTGTGCAAAAGGACAACAATGCATTACTTTAACAACTGTATTAGACACGTTGACAGCAAATAAAGTATTTACGGATATTAAGCCTAGTTTTTTCGAGCAATCAACATCGATATATAATCATGTTGAAACATATCCATCTATGAATCGAAATCCACAATCTGTTCAAAAACAAGCTGAATCCATCACGCATGTAGTAGAAATGCCTGTAATAAAAGAGACAGAATCCAATATTATTATGCCAACACAGGAGTGTATCGATACATTCTTACCACAAACACCATGGGTCATTGAATATGATATATGCTATGAAGTACTAGGTGCGACAAATGATAAGACGGTATATCATGTTAAGCGTATCAATAACACCCCAGTTTTTACTAAAACGACACTCGTTAATGTCGAAAAGGATTTAAAGGAAAGGAACAAATATAAGATTACATTGAAACTCAAAGGTCTGAAGCTGGGAGAGCTACAGAATCTTGCCTCTTGTCATTCTATTGATATTCTCTCGGGAAGCAAAAAGAAAACAAGAGAAACCTTAATTGCAGAACTGCTGGCAACCTACAAAAATTTGAAACAGCAAACTATTCTTTGATTTTGTCTCCTGTAAACGTAATGGACATATCTCCTCAGGATTTCAAAAACATTCAAGGATTTATGAAACATGCCGATGAAAATCTTCATTACGAATGTGAAGCACGTGTCGACACACGTGTTATTACTAAAGAAGGGTTTTCGCGTGTGTTCTCGTATATCCGATCGAATCCTGAGTTTGGACAAGTCGAAGAATCTCAAGTTTTAACTATTTCTATCGAACATGATTCAGATTGGTCTGGATACCGTCTTCATATAGGTGGTGGTGTTCAGGCTGTCATGGACTATTGTAGGACCAATAGAATTCCAGATATGAGCTCTGGAAATAAATACGTGGATTACAAAACACGGGTGGAAGATATGCCTCCGGTAAAATTGACGGAATATCCTCTTAAATTCGATATAAAACACGAAGAACCTGTATCGGATCCCGATAAAATTGAGCGATTCATTAAGCAAATAGAAAACCCCAATACACTCAAACATTTCCGTTTCAAAAAACGTTATTCCTATCATCGTGGCGTTTTTCGGCTCGATTTAACGACCATCAAATCGCCGTCCATTGCTGCTCGTACCCTTGTTCAATCAGGACTTTTCAAGGTAGCCGATACTTACGAGATCGAATTAGAATATACCGGATCTAAAGAAGTGAGTTCAGATGAAAACGACTCTAAACCAAAAGTGAACGTAAAATCAAAAGTAAAAAAAGAGAAAACAAAAGGCGGTGCAGGAAGTGAGACGGACACTCCGAAAAAGAAACAACGTCATGCTTCGTTCTACGATGAATCTGTTCATGAAGCGTTTTCTATACTCGGAAACGTGCTCAGATCTGTTACTAATACACATCTGCTAATGAAGCATTCTGAAGTAGAGGATATTCGAATCGGATATGCTAAACTGGTTTCAGGAGAGAAAAACATCGATCTAACAAAAATATTTAGGTACACTCGAATAGCACCCCAACCCATTACCCTAGAAAAGGTTAATGCATTGCCTCCTGGATCTACTAATCACACAATTTGTGAAGGGTACTCAGTGACTGAGAAAGCCGATGGATTACGATATCTATTATATATCGATGAGAGTCGTCGGGGATATCTTATGAGTAGCCTAAAACTTAAACCGATTTACACGGGAATGCAATTCAACACTCCCAATTGCGTGTTAGATGGTGAACTTATCACCGAAGGTAGAAAGGGAGTTCAACTATTTGAGTATCTAGTATTTGATGCATATATCCACAACGGTAAAAGCATCAAGTCTCTTCCCCATCTAGGAGATGAGAGTAGCCGAATGGCGATAGCTAAGCAGATTTTAGCAAATCATACGAAACTTCAGGATATCGGTCTTACCATGAGAACAAAAGATTTCCTTCTAGAGCCTATCTTCAAGTCGACCAAATCCATTCTAGATAAAGATGCTCGAAATCAGTTCATGTATCATATTGATGGTGTTATATTTACACCTACTGGACCGATTGATACTCTTTCTCAATTCAAATGGAAACCTCCTTCTGAAAGTACGATGGATTTACGCGTTAAATTTCAGAATATATCTACGACTCTTAGCATCGAAGGACGATCCGAAGATTTCAAATTGGTATCTCTATTAGTTATTGCTACACAAGAAGACATCCATCCGATCGATATTTTAGAAAACCGAATCAATAAGAATAAAATGGTTAGCGAAGACGTGTTTGCCACTGCCTATTTGCCTGTCGACCCAGATACCAGGAAAGTTATTACTACAAAGACACGTGAAACGATTGACGAAAATAGCATTGTAGAATTTCGATATGACACCACCATCGCTAATGAGAAACTGAGATGGATTCCTAAGATCATACGAAGTGAAAAATTAACTCCGAATTCCAGTAAGAATGTTTCAGCTGTTTTAAACAGTATCTTAAATCCAATCACTCAAGACATGATCTCTGGTCTGGAGAAAATTGAGTCAGGTACCATAGATGATTTGTATTATCAGAATGTAGCAGAAAGACGGTCTGAATCTAAATTGAAAGCTATGTTGGAATTCCACAATAACGTGATCAAGCGTAAACATCTACTTGAACGATTCAGGGGAAAAGCAACAAAACTCTTTGATATTGGTGTAGGTCAGGCCGGAGACATGGATAAATGGGTCAAGGCAGGCTTCAAAATGATTATCGGCGTGGATGTCAGCTCGGACAACCTATTAATTAATACCAAAGACAACAAGGGAGCCTATGCACGATATCAGGAGGCTTTACGTCGTGGGATGTTCCAGAAAGATATGCATCGAATGCTGTTCTGCGTCATGGATGCGGGTGAACTATGGACTCCTGATTATATCTCGTCTTTGAAAGGACAGAATGAATACCTCGCACAAGTCATATTTGGATCTCGTCTTTCAGAAAAAAGCATCAAGGAAGCATCGATACGTCCTTTCTATAAAGCGGCTCGACAAGCGGTTGATGTAGTTAGCTGTCAATTTGCGATCCATTACTTCTTCAAAGATGCTCGAACTCTACAGAACCTGTGTGAAAACATCAAGTCTATCTTAC